TCCAGCCTGGACCCTTGAAGGATGCAATCCACTGATCGACTACCTTGCGGACATACGGTTTGTCCTTGAGCCACTTTGGCACATTGTCTGGCATCGCATGAAGCAGTAGCATCCAGTCTCTGAATGTCCATGCCCAATACCGACCACCCATACCGAACCGACTGTCACCTGGCTGCATGAGTATACTGGCCTGAGCACAGAACTGCATACACTCCAAGATGTATGGATCACCTGTGAGATGGTAGAGCATCCAACCTAGTTGTGGTTGGTGACCATTGTCCCAGGTAAACTTGATGCCGTCGATAGTGTAGCTTGGTTGGTAAATACGTGGATTAGACTTGCTGTTGTTATACCAGGACGCAGCAGGGTTATCAAGTATGTCGATTGGAGCCCAGGTGTTCTCATCTCTGTGGCAGACTGCGAATGAGCCATGCGCTTCACCTTGTGCTTGGATTGTCTCTGCATTCGTGCCATCGCATATCCAATCTGCTTGCCAACTCGTTGTCGGACCAATGTCTGGCCGCTCACCAGTCTGGTTCATATTGGGAGCCAGACCCGCACGGCCCATGATCGTGTAGATTTGACTGGCCTTGGACACACCTGCTTTGTTGCCAAGCAGCACTTCGTCGTAATACGGTAGCCAACCATTGGCATAGAACTCTTCGACCGTCATTGTGAACGGACGTGGTTCTGACTGCCAACGCCACCTGCAATACGATGGATGTTGTGGAACGTCCTCACTCGCTACAAGGCCATCCTTGTCATAGATCGCACAGCTATACTGCGGTAGGATGGTTGTCGGTGTGCCGAATATCTCTCCCTGTTCGACTACGACTTCTCTGCGGTCACTCGTCGTGTCACGCCTAAACATGACACGCACACCAGCAAGCTTGTCATTCTTGACACCGATGCACTTCTGGATAAACCTACCTTTGGGATCAACGAAGTCACCGAGGTCTTCACCGTCCTGTTCTCTGTATGTGTAGTCAACACCAGTCAGTGAGATGGTTGCAGTCAGGTCTGCATCAGTCGGCGGTGGATCAGGCGGCACAGGATCAGGGTCTTCCCATGTCATCACACCAGTAATCACCACACTATTCGATGTCTCAGGTGTATCTATCGCGGATAACTGTCCGAGTATTCTGATATTCTCAGTTGCCATTAGCTCTCTCCATCAAGCTGTAAACCACCACCACAATCCACCATCGGCACCGTTTCCAGAGTTGCCACCAACAGTGGTTCCTGCTCCACCTGCTCCACCTGCGCCGCCCGGGAACCCACCGGTGCCACCGTTGCCGCCAGTCCCACTGGCATTACCGCCACCACCACCACCACCAGCACCACCATAAGTGCTATTCCCAGCACTACCATTACCACCAACAGTGCCACCTACTGCTCCACCAGCAACACCGCTTCCTGCTACGAAGCTATTCAATCCGCCACCCGCAGCACCAGCTAGAGGTATATTGGTTGTTGGGACACCGCCGCCTCCACCCGAACCAGCCGCACCCCAGATGGATGATCCACCAGCAGACGGCACCGCAGCAGCACTCATGCCACCACCAGCACCACCACCTTGTTCTGCATTGCCACCAGTGACATTGACAAATGCATCACCACCAGAACCACCAGTGGCATTGCCAAATGCTGCGGCAGTAGAGAGCAGTGTGTTAGGCACTCCACCACGTGCTACAGTAGCCCCAGGACTATTAGTCCCAACACCAGCAATACCACCACCGCCACCACCTGCTGTAGTCGCGGCACCTGTCCCTCCACGGCCACCCCCACCACCACCGGCAACAATAATGCCGTTAATAGTCGTATTGCCACCAGCAGTGCCTGATGTGCCTGCACCTGAACTGCCTCCTGCTACACTTGCAGCACCAGCACCAGCAACGATGGTTACACTTCCACCAAGATCTGCAACATTGAGGATATTGCGGCCTTGTGCTCCACCACCTGCACCTGTCCCACCTTGTCTATTGGATGAGGCCGCACCACCGTTACCGCCGCCACCTGTTCCACCACCACCGTAACCGATGTATGCGAACAGTCGAGCACCAACTGGTGGAGTGACAACTGTCGTGCCCGCTGCAATAATCGATCCCTGAGCAAGCACGACACCAATTGTGCCGCTGTTAATTGCAAGAGGTGCGGCGAGGGCTGTAACCGATCCACCATTCCACTGAACTGCAAGAGTGCCAGCCCCCGTTATGGGCGACGGAGACGCAGTGATGCCTGATCCAGTGGTGGCGACAGACGATACGCCCCCGCCTCCCCCCGTCGCTGTCAAGGTGCCCGCCGTTGACAACGACAAGCCGCTACCAATTGTAATGTCACCAGGAACTGCGGCTACAGTTCCTGCATTGCCTTTGATCGTTCCCGCTGCACCTGTGCCTAATGCAATGGTGCCACTCGTTGTAATCGTGCCGCCAGTCAATCCTGGACCGGCTATGATCTGTGTCAACGTGCCTAATGGACTGGTTAGTGTCCCAGCATTGATTGACAATCCACCACCGATTGGAGTGGATACGGGAACAGCAGCAGTCCCGGCAGTATTGAATAGCAACGTGTTTGCTGCAATTGTCCCTAACGAGACAGTGCCAGCATTTGTAATCGTTCCACCAGATAGACCTGGACCAGCTACAATCTGTGTGACTGTGCCGCTGCCACCTCCGGCAATTGCACTGAGCACGCCGCCAACAGACAATGACAAGCCAGTGCCAATAGTCACATCTACTGGTGTAGCAGCACCAGCAGTTGGATTACCCATCAGTGTGGAAGCAGCACGTGTAGCAAGTGCAATTGTGCCTGACGCAGTAATCGTTCCGCCTGACAGACCTGTGCCAGCTACGATGCTGCTTATTCCACCACCACCACCTACATGCGTATCGACGTAATGCTTAGTGGCTGCATCCAGTGAATTGACTGGATCACTGGCCAACGTGAGCATACCGCTCATCGTGCCACCTTGCAGCGGTAGGTAGATCGCACCTCCACCAGTGCGACCATCCACATACGACTTAGTTACTGCCTCCAACGGATTGATTGGATTGCCCCACAGCAGTAGTGGGCCAGTCATCGTGTCGCCAGCACGCAGCACACGCAGACTGAACTCTAAGTTCAGCTTGTCTGCAACTAGTGTCTGACCACGATAAAAGTCACTCATGCGAGTGGGTCCGAGTCCAGTGTAAACCAACCCTCTTCCGTCGGAGCCAACCAAGGCAGACGTGGATCGAGTTCAAGCGGCTGCTGACTGAAGCTCGACTTGACTTTGGTTCTCCTGGTCTGTGCCAATACTTGGAACTTATTCACCTGTGCAGGAACAGTTCCGTCATCGACGCAATACATCCATGCAGCGTCATACTGCAATAGCAGTGCATCGATGTATACTTTGTCTAACAGATCGAGAGGCAACTCAGGTCGCTGCCTAGCAAGCGCGACAATACTGCCTGTCGTTGTAATTGGATACACCATCATCGGCCTAGCTGCCGCCGTGTAATCTGGTGCCATATACACAGCAACTGTCCCACCACTAATACTTGTGGGGTTCAAGCTCTGTGGCAATTCACGCAGCTTCCTGTTTCTACCTTTTGGCCACACGCAATAGATGTCACGATACTCTGTGATCGATCCGAGCGGGCCAACCAAGTCATTCGTCAAATGGCCAGTGATGCCGTCAAGACCTGCTTCCGCATAGGTCATGTAATCGGCCCACCACTCATCCTCGAATTCTAACAGGAATGCATTCTGCACATACTGCTGAATACGACCAGCAGAGTATATCTGTGTCGCTACGCCTGGAACTTGAGACAGTTCAGTGATTACAGCATTGACAATATCTTGCACGATTGCAGGCATTGGACACTCCTTAGAAAATCAGCGGCGTGGCCGATCTCACACAGCACGCCGCTGACCCTCTCTACACAGTTGCCAAGGAGTGGGATTACCCGCCAAACTGTGCGAGACCGTGCAACCCTCCGCGGTTCGACGTATTCACGTCATTCACCATGTTGAATACACCACTGATGACATTGGTGCCATTCATGGTAGTAGTCGTCGTATACGTGCCTCGTGGATCAAGTGTAACAGCCGTTTGCGGATCAACCAGTGACGGAGCCTGCAACGTTCCTGCTGCTGCCACCACGCCATTCGCAACTTCATACGAACAGCGGATTGCCTTGTATGGTAAGCCAAGCTTGACACCATTACCGATGTTCATGGTTGTGCCGGCAGTCGCAGTATACGTCACGTTGTTGAACGACTTGAACGCCTTGTTGCCAACAACAGGTGTCGTGCCATTCAGTGTGAACGACTCCTGCAATGGCTGTCCGAGATAGTCGTAGCCATTCACTGTCACAGTGCTTGTGGATGCTCCACTCGCAACCAACGTGAGGTTACGGCCATACGTCTCTGGAAACTGCACCACGTTACTGAGGTCAGTCGTGCCCGCAGCATTGATGTTGATGGCATTGCCGACCAGAGTTGCACTGCTTGCCAACGGCGCACCGAACGGAACTCGTGTCTCACCGTTGAAGTTCACATCCGCACTGTAGGCCATTGCAGGAACATATGCATTGATCCGTCGAGGAAAATTCGACGGAGTTGGCATTACATTAGGCATCGATCTTTCCCTCCATGATGTCCGTCAGTCCACCAGTCACACGCGGTCGTGCCCTACGTTGTGATTGTTCCACAATCTCCTTGGGAGTGAGATTGTAATCGGCTGGGATTTCCTCACCACTATTCATGTCAACCACTTTCGGCGGTCCCATCACGCCGACACGCATAAGCTGGTCAACATCGTCACTAGCAATGAACATGCTGTGACCTTGTGGGAAGTAGATCATGTAGCCTTCAGTGAACTCTTCACGCTTCGGCACGAGTTTCCGTGTGACAATCTGCTTGTTACCAAGCGGACCGACATTGCGGATATCTTCTTCAATATGCATGACCATACGGAAGAAGTTGCCAGTGATCTTCTCAGCCTGGAATGCAGGCTTGATGTCCATCGTTGGCATTATTTCTTCTCATCGTGTTCAGGCTTGAACGTGAGAGGCCGCTGTTGCTTCTCTTGGTCATGCCTCTCTTGCTTTTCTTTCTGCTCACGCTCCATGTTCTTCTTCAGGACTTCCCTCTCTTCGTCACTGATCGGTGCATCTGGATCGTCGATGTCACCAACAATGTCTGCACGTGGAGAGCGGTGCGTCACATTATAGGGAATGGAGGGAGCTTGGTTGCGGAGAGCAGCCTGCTGTTGCTCACTATGGAATTGGGTTGCGTGTTCATACGCATCCTGTTCTTCCTTAGAAGCGAACTGCTGCTGTTGTCTCCCGGCTGGATCGTGCTGTTGTCTGATGACATCCGGGTGTTCGGTTTGCCCGTAAATGGGCTGTCCTGTGTGTTCGTCACCGGTGGGTTTGTCAGGTTGTCCAGCGTGTTGTCCACCAGTAGGTCCGTCAGTTCCGCGACGCTCACTCGCGGCTTGTCCCGGCTTGTGTTCCGAGTGCTGCTCGTGACCAGCGGCGTGTTGCTCAGTATGCTGTGTGACAGGGGCATCACCGTGAGGTTTGGTCCCTGAAACGGCACCAGACTGATTATCCTTGGTGGACGCTGTTGAGTTCTTGTCAGAATGCTGTTGTTTATCATCGGCCATGTGTATCTCCTAATTCGTGAGCACTGCGTGTGTGCGGAATGCCCTCCATAGGCACCACTGCCCCTGCCACACTACGCGGCTACCAACGGCATCCACGTTCCACGGGGCCACCAACTCTTTCACCTTCATGTTCACGCCACGTAGCATGTGGAGGCGGAGATAGGTGTCGTTGATGAAGTAGGCAAAGTTCACAGGGCAGTCCTCATCATACATGATGGGGATGCCATTGTGCAGCACACCTTCGAACCCGAGGTCGAACATGCGCTTTCCAGCTTTGCCCTCACTCAGTGGTATAGTCATCTTGTCACGAACAGCCTGCCGATACATCCTGTAGATGTTTCGTCCTGCCAGGATCACACTCGGCTTGTCACCTTTCAGGGTGAGATCCATGAGTATGTCGTCGAACACTTCTTCGATCGAAGTGGAGTCCATCCCACCGGCGAACACATAAGCACTTGTGCGCCATTGGGGCTGTGTTGCGCGATTGATGCCGCCAAGTGTGCCAACCAACGGATTGGTTGGGATGACAGAACCAAGTCCGAGTGGATCGGTTCCACCACCGACGGCATACAGATACTGAGAAAACTTGTCCTTGATGCTCTCTTCGAGAACATTCATTTTCTCTTTCATCAGCTTGAAGATAGCTGCGGCACCATTGTTCTCGTCTTGCTCTTGGTCACTGATAATCACAGTGCCAGCAACACGCGAGTAGCCATACTCCACCGTGTCGAATTCATCAGTCTGATTGACTGGCAGTGGAGCGTAGTAATTGTAGCTTGTGATGTTGGGATTACGTCCCACAGTCAGTGGATTGGTGATATTGTAACCACCATCTTCGTAATCCACTCGATCATTGGCAAACACCCAAGCCATGAGTGCATTGCTCTTGATACTGGCCATCACCAACTTACGGCGACTTTTCGTCAGAGTGCTGTGCAGAACGTCTGCTACAGCGGGGATGATTGTTCCTACTGGCATGTCCTATTCCCTCAGTTCAGCGTGACACCATGCTCGTTCATCGCTTGTTTAATTATATCACTCCACGATGCGTTCTCATTGTGCTGTTGCACCCTACCATCACCATTCAATGGTTGGGCGCCGTTGCCAACACTACGGCCACCCGGGAGTGGTCTCGACTGGCGTTGGTTCGGCTGCTGGGTCGGCTGCTGGGGATTAGGCTGCTGCTGGCGCAGTGCAGCAATCTGCTGCTTTAGTCCTTGCGTCCAGTCTAGTCCATTCTCGTGTGACCACCGAATGAGCTTCGTAAATGCGTCATGGAGGCTCACACCCGGCTGAGCCTGCAACATTTCCGAGAGCACGTCAAGGTTCTGATGTGCCTCTGGATTGGTATCGAGGAAAGAATTTAGATCGGCCTCGGCCTGTTGCCTGACTTGTTGAGCCTGCCGTTGTTGCTGTTGGGTCTGAGTAAACGGCTGCATCTTATTGTCAATCAAGCGACTTATGGCCCCAAGGTCCATGCCCTGGCTGACACCCTCGGTCAGAAACGGTATCGGGTAGCCCTTCGACTTGACTTCCTGAACAAGAGCTTCGAGCGTCTTGACTGGATCACGCATGAAATCAGCCATGACACGAATTGCCACAACTTGATCTTGTGGACTTACATTCAGTCGCACTGCTTCCTGTGTAACTTCATTCAGACTAGACAACTGCCGTGTTGCATTCTGCAACTGCTGCTTCAGTTGGTTGTTCTCGCGTTGTGCGCGTTGTCCGTCCTCAAATATCTTTCGCTCAATACCACCGTTGGCAACTACTTTGCCACTGATTGGGTCAACCAAGTCACGGGTATTAGGATTGTCCTTGTTTGGGACTTCGACCAATCCATCGTGCCGTCGTCTGACAGGTTGCGTTCCTTGGTCAGTTCCGCCGCCTTGCTGACCGCCGCTCGTAGGCTGCGCACTTGTGCGTCCTCCACCACTCGATCCACTGTCTTGCGACCCGCCTTGCGACGTTTGACCGCCTTCACCGCCACCAGTTTCATGTGCGCCCCCACCACTGTCGTCATCAATACCGGGTATGTTGCCAAGGATACTCTCTTCTGTTGAACCGCTCATGCTGCTGTTGCTCCGGGTTGCTGGCCACCACCGCCTTGCGATGCTAGCATCTGTTGGAATATCTGTGCAGGTGGCACACCTTGTGCCAGTGCATTACCAATTGCTTGCAGAACTGGTGGTGGAAGCTGTTGCAGTGCTTGCACAACTGCCGCTGCGACCTGCATCCCACCACCAGCCTGCGGTGCTCCCTGTGCTCCTGCGCCCGGCTCTGGTTGCGGAGCAGCACCGGATGGAGACGGTGGTTGACCAGGAGCACCACCCTGTTGTGATTGAGCCATCATTTGCACTTCCTGCTCAATCGCATCCCAATCTTCTTTAGTCACCTCGAAGTCATCGAATGCTTTGCTAAGCATATCGAGTGACACCTTCATAGCAGAGGCAGGTGCGGCACGAACGTATTGTGCCATCACCTGCCCTACTTGCACGGCTTCCTGCTTACGCTGCTGGGTTGTCATCTTCTGAGTGCTGCCACCAACCACAGAAACACTGAACTTTGCAAAGTCTTTCAGGTTATCCAATGGTTGCCAGAAGGCTGACACATCCAAGCCTGTTAGCTGTTGCACCGTATCTGCGTCCATGAACCGCAAACACAGTTGCGCCAACTTCCACCCGACATCACCTAGAGCGTCCTCTAGAGCATCGAGGCGCATATCCATTCGCATGTTGCCGCGGGTGCTGTAGTAATCAATAGCCTGATTAGTCGTGTTAGTCTTGAATTCACCACCCCGCTCTACATCACTCGTGTTTGCTACACGATTGATGCTTTCATACAAGTCCTTCTTGTCGAACAACTGTATGAAGGCGGTGCTCGGTGGTGGGATCGAGAAGATCGCATCAGTTCCCTTCATTCCTTCAGGGAGCTTCAGTGGCGTGGCTGTGGCGTCTGGCCCCTTCAATATTCGGTCGGCTATCTCCTGTGTAATCCCACTGTCGGGATTATAGAAGATGTTGCGTCGCGCCCATAACAGTGCCCTGCGCTTCTCATCATTTATCTCGTTTATCTGGTCTTGCTGGTCCAGATAATACGACACCTCTCCTTTCGCATACAACGCAACGGGGTTATCGTGGAACCACAGTGGCACCAATGGGAAGAAGCCTTGCAATGAATACGGATCATCCCATACCCATATTGGCCACTTCCAATCGTTGTCAGCATACATCTCTAGCCGACGTGTCACTTTGTCCCACACATACCAGACTTTGGTGTAAGCAGCTTTGTTGAAGCTGTCTCTGTCATCAAAGCCATAGGCATTATAGCTGTTGTCCTGTTTACTGAACAACGTGAAGTCGTCTTCCTCACCAGTGCCATCACCCGTCAGGATGTGGGTTGGTTCGAAGATAGACATCTGTTCTTCGCTGTCTTCGTCCTCAATTGCATAGATCGCATTGATGTATGCAGTTGGCAGCATGTCCTCGATCATGACCCAATTGCTGTCTGTCAGATATGGATCACTCGTATTGGTATCCACCAACACCTGATGTGGCAGTCTGACACGCAGATACGGACCACTCGGCTGTAGGAATTCTACTTTCTCTTCCAACGCAACGAGTTGGCCTTCAATCTCTCTGATCTCTTCATCATCCTTAGCAGCGGCCAACTGTTGGGATAACGATAACAGATCTTGCATCGCCTGTTCGCTGCTCTTGTCCTTCCTCGTATACCCAACTTCGAACCACGCTCTATTCGTGAGTAGCGCCACGATAACATTGCGTTTCGCCTTGGGCTTGAGATTGACACCAGGAGAATACTTCATCCTGAACAGCACATCGATCAATCGCTGCAATGCACGAGCAAATGCATCACCTGCTTCTTTGATTGCAGGATCAGGACCAGCTAAATCCGATGCCACCGATACGATCGGATTTTTAGCATACAAGATCGGCACTTGTGCGTTGATGTTGGAGAACACAATATTCTCAGTGCTCGACAACAATTCATTAAGTCGTCGAGCGACGTAGCGGTTGCCAGTGGTCCTGTTATCCGTGCCATCACGATGATCCGACTGATCGTGATTGTAATACCTGATTGCTTCATCCCAGGCATCCACAAGATCAGACATACTCTTTTGTGCGGTGTCCCGTCGTGATCGCCAAATTCCACCACGCTTACTCGACACCGGGATGCGGCTATCAGGCATAGCCTTGTATACAGCCGGTGGTTCAGGTGCTGCATCCACACCAACACCGGACTGATCGAGTGAGTTCTCCAATGGATCATTACCACTCGTGTCCAGACCGAGTTGCGGATCATCTTGTGAGCCACTCATGTCCGACCCCCACCGTAGTTACCAATCATCTGTTCCATCAGCTTCATATACGCAGGATTGCTTGGACCGACATTCGTCAGAGGCTGATAAGTCAATCCAGTGTTCGGTGTTGCAGGACTGTTCTGCAAAGTCTGTGGTTCAGGAGGCAGATACTGATCCGCAGATAGATTGCGTTCCTCTGCACGATGGCCAGTAATCAGAGAGGCGAGATACTGTTCTTGGGTCATTTGTGCCTCGCTCTCATGCCTCTGTTCTTGTCTCGCTCAATCTCATGCCAAGCCAACCAAGCAGGTGGTGCGTCATGCCTACCAGTGTATCGTGCCAACTTCGGCCTATCAGTCATCGCATACTTCCACATGTCCATAGCATGGTCATTGCGATCTACTGGCTTGTCGATTGTCTCGTCACTACCGTCGCGCTGAAAGTAATACTCCGTGATCTCGTCGATGAACCAACTACATCTGTCTGACACATAAAAATATGGAGCGTTGCGCATCCCGGTAATGGGATTTTCATGCAATGGTAACGGGGAAAGATACTGCCAATTCTTCGCAATTCCACTGTTGATGTCGTTGTTACCTCTACGCATTTGGATGCCCTCATCCGCAAACAACTGCGCAACAGTCTCTCCCACCGTCTTGCTGTTGCCTGTCTTGCGTCTGAATACATCTGGGTCAGCATAGACTGCACCTAAGTCTTCATCGTCAATGCGATATTCTGCACGTATCGTCTGTATATGTCTCGCCGCACTTGAGACGGTAAGCTCCGCAATTCTGAAACCATCGAGCAGAAACACATTGGCATCGTCGTCAACGAAAAAGAGTCCATAACAACTGTGCCGTGAAAGTCCATGGTCGTATCCTTCAATGAATGTAGGCTGAAAGCCTGACACCCGCAATTGCCGCAGATGTGTCCGCACATCACCATCCGCCACGAGATGTGTCGCTTCGTCGAATTGTGGATAGATAAGACCAGACAGTGCTCCCCATCGTCCGAAGATGAACCGCTCTCGCATACTTCCGGTGTATGTTGAGAGCATTCCTCGTATGTAGTCTTCTCCGACGTTCTCGACGTTCTCGTAAGTTGATCCTTCGAACAACTCGACAAGTGGTCTTGGCTTCCCGTCAATGATGATTGGTCTGCCATTGTCATCTACCTCACACAGCAGTTTGTCAGTGACTATCCCCCGCTCGTAAAAATCGTGTAGTGGCTTAACGATCTCGCGATAACACCAATTACGAGTAGGATTGAGAGTGGCCATGAACCACCGCGGACCCATACGTGGCATTCTCTTATCATCGCCAATATACTCCGAGTTACCGCGCAACCGTCCCATCAAATCCATGAAGTCCTTATGACTGAACTCTGGATCTTCCAACTGATCTACAATGATCCAATCATACGTAGCAGACAACAAGTTACTCTTGCTCTCTTCCCTCTCCTTTCCCTGTTGTGCCACGTAGCGGAAGTTGACCGAACTCCCGTTCTTCAAGTATAACGTGTTCTCGTCTCGGCTCGGCATTCTTTTTATCCAATGACTTGGACACCATTGGAGGAACTCCCGCCGTATCGTGTCGTTCAGCTTTGGATATGTGGAGCGCGCGACCAATCCGTTGCAACCAGGATAATCTTTGCATAGCTTCAATGCCTTGATACATGTCGCTGCCGTCTTGCCGTTACCGAACCCACCACCTACGAATTGCACTTTGGCATACGACTGGTGGAACCTATCATGCATACCACCTTCAGTTATTCGGTAACGCTTTGCCATTAGTGCATACGACCATAGATGATATTCGGTGTGCCTGTCGTTATGATAGCTCGTGCAGCCGGTGGAATGGCCAACACCACACTAGCTGCTGGAACAGTCACTACCTGACCTGGGTTGTTGTCGAATGCAATCGTAGCTGCCGCAGTGGACAATAGGTGGGAGAACATAGTGAACCCCGTCCCGTTGCCACCAACATCCAATGCCACTGGCAATGCCACAGTGCCTGCTGCGGCCACGCCATACGTCGATCCTGCAAACGCCATCAGTCTACCTCCATGTCTATAACAGGGCTAATAGGATTGCTGTCTTTACGGACAATCTCGATAACAAGCCCACCATCCATCCTATGACGATGTTCCACAACATCACTTGGACGATGACCGCTTCTATCCAGAATATCCTTCGCAGCAGCCATTCTGTCGCTTCTGGTTCCCGCATCTAGTGCCTCCACCATTACCATGGCAGCACCTTTTGCATGTTTGGCAAGAAGCTCTCTGACTACATCTGTCTCGTTGTCCATGACAGTGCGAACTATACCGTCATACATTTGCTTGTATGGATCGGTCAGCTTCATCTTGCCAATCTGTGCAACCGACAGTCCGGTAGCAATTGCTATTTCTTCATCATCCAAGCCAAACATTGTATAGCTGAGAATGACACCGATAGCATTCATTGTCTTTGGCACTTCTGGCAGATCACTGATCCGCCTCCGTGTTGCAGCAATCATCTGCTGTGCTTCACGGTGTGTAGGCACTTCAATAAACCTTGTCTCATCTACAGGCTGCTCTACAGGCTGTCCATTAACCACACGACCATTAGGATAGACGAGACGACCGTCAGCCAGTCGTAGAGGCTCATTGTTATCAGGCAGTGCCATGCTACTTCCTAAATCTACGAGCCAAGTTTGCTAGATCGCTGGTCAGATCACCGCGTGGTGTAGTAGATTTCAATGGCAATGGCATGTTGCGCATTGGTCCATCAGTCCTACCAAGATCACCAGCACCAGCACGTGCAGCATCTAAATCAGTCACACCCGGTGGCAATTGCTTACCTGAACCGATTACATTCATTGGATCAACTGGCATTACATTGCCAAGATCAGGAGACACAGTTGGTCCACCCATTGATGGCGGTCCAGGAGGTGCCAACGCTTTCTGCAATGCCTGTTCCATTGGTGACACTTCTGGTCCTGGCAACTGTCCTTGTGGACCAGTAAGCTGTGGTGGCGCATTACCAGCAATTGCTGGCGGTCCAATATCAGTCACACGTCCAGTCGGACCCATGTCCACATTGCCTGCCGCTTCTGCTGCAACACCACCAGGAGCTACATCAGCAGCACCACCGCCCCTACCAAACAAACGAGATGCACCATAACCGAGACCACCAAGGCCAAGACCAGTCGCAATTGCCGCTCCCAATCCAGTGAGATCACCTGTGTCTCCGGACGAAGGAGGCGCACTTGTCTTTGGATCATCGCCACTTCCTCGTCTGTCTGGCGGTGCATCACTGGTTCGTCCACCTCCTGCACCACGCATTCCAGCAGGTCCAGTTTCTCCACCGCGTCCAATGTCAGTGCCCGGTGCGTCATTACCAAGTCCAGGGATGTATCCAGGCTCACGTGCATTCTGCTCCAATACAGTGCGAATGTTACCACCAGTTGGCTGCATTCCCTTACTGCGTAAGAAGTTCAACACAAGAGTCGTTGGTGACTTCACATCCGATGCATCATTACTAGCATCAGTCGGTGGAGGCGGGGGAGGCTCAGCCAACTGTGGTGTGAGAGCCATTACATTATTCCCTTCTTTGGTCCTGTCGGCAGCTTACCAGTATTGCGACCATTGAGTATTGCATGTGCAATGCTAGTTGCTGCTGCTACATTGTGCATGTCAGGCGGAGGCGGACCACCCTGATGTGGCAGTGTTGCATTCTGCACACCCGGCATTGGATGCGGCTGACCAAGATTACCACCCGGTGGCTGCACTCCTGCCTGTGATGGTCCGGGTTGTCCTGCACCTCCTGGCATTGGTAGTTGTGGTGGTGCTGCACCCATAGTCACTGGTCGAGGCTTACCCAATCCTGCACCAAGTCGTGGATTTGGCTTAGCCATACTGGCATGTATCTCAGGTCCAAAGTCCTGTGCCATTAGAATGCACCTCCTGCAACCTGTTGCTTGCCACCACCACCATTGCCACTGAGGTCTGCTGGATAGCTACTCGGGAATGGCATCCTGGCAATCAATGCTTGGAATGCAGTGACATCACCAGCAGTCGTTACTCTGTTGGACAGCAGTATTACTTCGATCGGTATCAGTCCACCAGGACTGCCTTGCTGCCACTGGACTTGCGACTTCTGTGAACTCGCCAATGCACCCGGCGCGGCACCAGTCAATGCGGCCCAGATCGCTTTGAAGTTGCGACCCATACCGCCGTTCCGCAGCATCATTGCGATGCGGCCATCACCCTGGCTTAGCCCGTTGTAGTAGACATATCCAGCCGTCGATGCCTGATTTGCAGGGCCACTACCGAGGGTGTTGGAGTAACCTGTGAAGTTGATTTGTCCAGGAACTGGAAAGCCATACGTCGCCATCTTCATGCTCCGTGTGAGGAATTACGTGGATCGACACGAGAGCATTCTCTCAATCACCTGATAAGTCAACAAGAAACCATTTATAGTGCTATCTCGACTAGGAGCCCACCATATACATACACCTGCAAGCAATGACAGCGGGTCGAATTGTGTGTAGTGTCCGAGGTGCGCTAGACACACCGCAGCCTATTGATACCGCCATTTTGGGAATTGGTCGGGGGAGTGGGGGGCGGCATGACATCACACGCATGTATACACACATGTCTGTCCAGACGAGTATATATACAACAGCCGTGGCTACACATGTATACACACCACTGTATCTACAGACATGTATCTACAATCGTATGTCCAGGCAGTTGTATATACATACAGCAGTGGGCGCCTAAGCTAGTCCACATCCCTCGTTGTCTGCCTCTCTCGAATGCCACTCACATGTGTCTAAGTGTCATCGCTTGTAAATGATTTACTCAGAATTCTAAGTTGGATTGCAGATATGTATATACGCTGTAAATGGTCTAGGAAGGCCGTATGATGCCACATGTGCTTAGACGTATGGTGGTATGGCTGACTAACATTGCTTGTCTGGCATATGTCTAAGCTGTCTTACGATGTATGTGTGTTAGTAATCTTTCGTAAGTAGTGATGACATTGTATATGTGTATTGTATAGTCAGAATGTGTATAGATTTGTATGGACTTGACATACGTTGCATGTTCTGTTATACTTACTTCAATGATCGATAACCGGTCAGAGATTGACCACCTCACAACGAGGTTCGGCAATCGCATTTGGAGTAACGACTATGGCACGTAAGCCCGCCGACGAAAAAGCCGCCCCATCCCCGAAGTCTGGCCGTGCGCCAACAGCGGCAGAGATGAAGGCAACGACTGACAACGTGACAGTCTTGGCTATTACTAATCTCAAGAAGTCTTTCACTGACCAGCTTGTTGCAATCAACGACAACGACAAGCAAGGCGAAAGTCTCGGCCAAGGATTGACATTGCTTTGCATGAAGCATTGGGCCGCCGAACAGGGTAGCAATAGCCGCCCGTCTGTTCGCTGGTCTGAAATGGTCAAGGCAGATCGCACATTGACTGATGCCGGTCTCGACTGGATCAAGCGATGCAAGGAAGATGAATTGCCAGACTTCATCTCGCGCAAGAAGAATGAGACGCACGAACAACTTGTGGAACGGCAAAAGAACAACGCGGATCACCAGCGCGTTGACCGTGCGTGTCGTTTAGCAATTGCTATCGGCGCGAACAATGGCACGATTGCTGACTATGATCCGAAACTGAACATGTTTAAGGTTTCGGTTGAAGCTTTCCGCCCGTTCGTTCCGAATGGTCACAAGAAGATCAAGCCTTGGATTTTCCCGTATGGTGAAACGGGCAAAGTGTTACTGTCTGGCGCGGGCTCTATCATATCGCGCAAGGGTGCGACACTGACTGCCAAGGATGAAATTGTGAACATTCGTTTCAATGTGTCACAGGCGTTGCGATCTTATTTCAAGACGCCTGAGCATCTTGCAAAGCCTGTGGTCACTGGCAATGGTGAAGGCAAGAAGGGTCCGGATGAAATGCCGGGCGGCAAGCTGACACGTGAGGAACGGCAGAAAGAGATTAACGCCATGCCGTTCCTTGATTGGCTAGGTTCGTTTGCAGGATGGCAGGCTGCGCATAAGAGTGACGAACCGATTACACTGGCACAGGTTCGCGCCGACAAGACTGCCTTCAATGTGCTGACTGATCTAGTCCGGTTCTACCGCGACGGTAAAGCGGCAGAAGAAGCAGCGAAGCTTTCCAAGGCTAGCTAACCACTAGTCAACCGGCTGAACTGAGTAACCCGCTAGGTGAAAGCCTAGCGGGTTTTTCATATGGAGTAAGATCATGCGTAAGTTTGTTGCAGGCATCATGCTTGCATGTTCGTTCGTTCCGTCTGCAATGGCTGATATCAATTGCAATATCTATGGCACGACAATCCATTGCACTGATGACACGCCACAGGTTCACTACTATCACGGACCATGCGAGCCACGCGAAAGCTTAGCATCGTGTGAGAATAGAAAAGACTTTGAAGAGTTCCAACGCTGGAACCGCCGACCATAACCAACAACCCCGGTGCAGAAATGCATCGGGGTTTTTTATTGTCCATATTCAAATCGGCATTTGCGCAGCGCGACACACAAA